TAGGAGTACTAAATGGTTGAAGAAAAGAAAGATAGATTATTTACGGCTGACGCCGCTTTCGGTGCTGGTTCGCATTCTCCCTTTGGTGAGGAATTCGGTACTTTCTACATGGGCACAAATGATGTAGGAGCAGCACTAGGACTTACCCCCGAAAAACTTATTGTACCTAAAGAGTACCATAGCGTACTAAAACTATGCTATGATTTCTATCAACGTGGTGGAATTGTTGCTACTGTTATGAATAGACTTTCTGAGTTTACAATTACTCCAGTTAGAAATGGTCAGAGAGAAACTTCCAACGAGGCTAACAACTATTTCGAATCTATGCTACATGATAAGCCTTCAAGATTAATGCGCTTCTTACGGACAGCAGCACTTGAATATTATCTATCAGGCATGGTAATTCCTAGAGTAGATTGGGAAGAACTAAAAGGATCAGATGTTCATCCTGATCTTAAAGGTAGTAAGACATATCAATTTCCAGTATTTGATCTTTATCCTCCACAGTTAGTTGATGTAACATGGGCGGGCTGGGGTAAGAAGAGATTCTGGCTAAAAATTCCTGATGATACTTTAAAGGCTATTCGAAAAGGCTCATCAAATCGTATTAAAGAACAACAATTAAAGTTTAGAACATGGGAAGAAAACTATCCTACCTTCGTCCAACTTGTTCAAGAGGGTGCAGACAGGATCGAACTTGCCGACGTTGATCCAATACTTAGAAAAGAAGTTTCTATTTCTCAGTATCCAACACCTTACTTATTCCCCGTACTAGAACCTTTGATCTTTAAGCAGCAGTTAAGACGAATGGACTTTGCTGTAGCATCCAGAGTTATTAATGCTATCTTGCTTGTTCAAGAGGGAGATAAAGATTTCCCACTAACAGAAGAAAACCGGGGCAACTTAGATAAACTACAGCAGCAAATACTTGCACGTTCTGGCAGTTCCGAACTTATGGAAAGATTATTCATTCTCTTCAGCAACCATACAACTAAACTTACATGGATTACTCCAGATGTATCTGCTATGTTGGATCAGGATAAGTATCGTCAGGTTAATGAGGAACTAGAGCAGGGTCTTGGATTCACTGGCATCCTATTAACAGGAGAATCTAGACAGGCTCAGGCTTCTGAGGTTTCTACTTGGGCTATTCAGCCTCAGATGGAAGAATTTAGAGAAATGGCAATTGAATGGATTTCTGATCTATACCATGAAGCAAGTGAAAGAAACGGATTTAGAAATACACCAGAACCACAATTTAAGCCTATTAAACTTCAAGACTTTGTTAAGACAGCAGCAGTATTCGCGGCGCTATTCGCAGAGGGTAATGTAAGTAGAACTACGCGAACTGACATGGCGGGTATCGACTTTGAAACTGAAGCAGAATTAATGAAGGATGAACAGGTCATCGCTGAAGGACTTCCGGCATATACACCAACCCCATATAGCCCACCACCACCAATGATTGGTCAAGGAAAACCGGGCCGACCACAGGGTTCACAGAATGTACCTATCAATAATAGAAACTCAGGCGTCAAGCCTAAGGGACAGAAGCCTCTATCAAAGGTGAAAGCATCAGTTGATCTGCTTCCTGATGAAGAAGTAGTAGAATTAATGAACTCTGTTGCACAGGCTCGCGGTCTAAAAATAACCCCCGATGATTTAATTGATAAGGATTAAGTCCCACAAATAGAAATATGAGAGTGTTAAATGGTGGAATATCCAATCGTAGCTATTATGTGGGAAGACCATATGACGAGTATATCTTCTCAGATACCTAGGAATCCCGATGAAATGATTGAAACACCGACCTTAACGGTCGGTATTTTATTGTCTGAAACGGACAAAACTTATCTTGTTGCCCACGATGTAGAACGTTTGACTGATATTGATAATGGAACGTATACAGTTATACTTAAAAGCACGGTAACAGGAATAAAAAATTTTGGTAAAATTCCATTAAATGAAATAAGGTTTATATAGGGGGCTAAATAGTGGATTTCGAATTCGAAACTGCCCTAGCAGAGATTATTGAGAGTTCTGACCACCCTCTAATAACGACAGCTAAATTCATCTTTGCTGATGATCGTCCTAACGGTAATGCACAAGCGATTCCTTTTGAGGAATTCGACAATGTTGCTAAGAGCGCCATAGGAATGCCAGTAAAGATAAACTTCCGCAAGGTTAAAAAGACTAACGGAAGTCAGGGAGAAGCAACCAGTCATGTTGGTTCATACCCGATTGGTCACATTAGACGGATGGAAACAATAACGGCTGACGATGGTTCTCACCAGTTAATAGCCTATGCTGATCTTTGGTCAGAAGAATTCCCTGATATTGTCGGATGGTTGAAGGATGCTTATGCAAACGGAGATGCGCCCGGAATTTCATGGGAACTAAAATACAGAGAGGGAATTCTAAAGGACGGTATTGAGTGGCTTAAAGGCGTAATAGCCTCTGCTGCTACTTTTGTTCATGCTCCTGCATACGGACCACGAACAGCCCTTTTGGCTTTAGCCTCTATACAAAATTTTGAGGATCATGGCGATGAGGTCGCTACGATGCTACTAGCAATTGCAGAACAATTGAAAACACCTATAGAGGATGATAAAGACAAAGGAGGTAATAGGATGACACCAGAAGAGGAAGCAAAATTGCGGGCAGATGCAGAAAAGGCAACAACCTTTGCAGCAGAAGCAGCAAGTAAGCAGGAAGAAATCGAAAGACTTCGAGGCGAAATTTCAACTAAAGATGAAGAAATAACTGCGCTTCAGGATGAAGTTGCTTCAATGCAGAAGTTAGCTTTGATTGAATCACGAGTTAGAACATATACGGAACAGGTTGGCGATCTTCCAGCGGAAGCAGCAGAAGCAGAAACAAAGAAAAGTGTTCTTGCTTCGTTTAGCGATGATCAGTTCTCAGCGTACATTGCAGACCTTGCGGCATTTAAAAAGGCAGCAACACCAGCAGTACCAGCAGCAGCATCATTACGAGCGCGGGCTTCATTGGAAGTACCAAGAGTAGAAGTTCCTTCTACTACAGTAGGATTAGACACATTACGTGCAGGTCTTAAAGGTCTAGCACGCCCAAATTCTGTCGAATAAGGAGGTAAGCACACATAATGGTTGATGCAATTAACACAGGTAATCCAGTAAAGAGTACCTTCGTAGTTAACAAATATGCAGATATAGACGGGGGACGAGTAGCGCAAGAAACTCCTAGAGGCAGACTTTGCTTTAGAGACACAAACGGTAGATTCACTCTTCCAACAACTATCGCTATGGCTAGACTAGCAGTTTGGCCTGTAGATTGGGCAAAGCCACTTAACCCGCCTCCATATTTCGATGGACCCGGATTAAACGGTGCAACATTTGGAGCAGTAGATGATGGTTCTTTGAACAATCAGGAAAGCAATTTCCATATTGATCCAGATACGCAGTTCACTACACCTTGGCCTTCTGCAATAAAGACATATGATCTTCCACCATCTCTATACAATAACCCTGTTACTTCTGGTAACAAGTGCCTTGTATATGATGAAGGAACGTTCACATACGGCTCAGGTAACTACTCAGGAATAATCAACAACTTCAACCTTGCGTCATCAGTTTATGCTGATTACACATCAGGAAATGAAGGTAAGATTACTGTATCAGGTGGTGCTGGTGGTAACACATCAGTTGGTACCGTTGTTGGTATAGATATCTTTGGAAAGAATACAGTTACAGTTAAACTTAAGGGCCACAACGCTCTATAAATAATCTCTGTATAAAGGAGGGAAAATATCGAATGTCTTATGAACTAACCTTGGAAAGAATAGAAGAGGTTGCTTCTGGACGTGCCCGAGTAAAAGCACCGACAGACCCAAATATAACACCGGATATGCGTTCAGCACTTGCGGAGTTAGCTAAGAAGGACAGAGCAGCTTTTGCTGAAATTATTACAGAGTACGTTGACCCTGTTTACCTTTCCCTTGATCTACTAGGAAATTTCATGGATTCTCGCGAAATGAAATTCGGAGATATCCTAGTTAAAAGATTTAAGGGTAAGTATAATGTTCAGCAAATTGTTCCCGGTCAGATCACACTTGGTCAGCAAATCGTAGTAAGAGACAAGGCAATGTCTATTAACCTAGACATATTGGCAGCTAAGGCTGAATACAATATCCTTGAACTTCAGCACGGTGGACCTGACTTCACGCCGGAACAGGTAAGAGCAGACGTTAAGGCTGCGCTACAGGAAAAGATTCTAATGAGAGGCTGGAATGCTCTAGCAAATATCTGGACAACAGGTAATGCTACAGCACTTACACAAACAGGCTCAACATTCAGCAATTATCAGAATGCAGCGGGACCACTAACATCTTCACTACTTGATGATGCTATCGACCATGTTAATTACTGGTCAGGTGGCGTTAGAGCAATTATCGGTACGGAAATCGCACTTGCACCATTGACTGAGTTTGGTCAGTACAAGTTAATTTCTGGAACAAATACAGATAATTATGTAACTCTTGACGGTCGCCCAGCAGGAACATTCCAGAATGTTTCACCATTTGGAACAGGCTCAAAGGGAGTAGAAAGTTACAGAGGGGTAAGCAATATCGTTCGAATACCACAAATATTCGATGAATCTGAATATCCTAAACTACCACTACTTCCAACAGACTTTGTTCTAGTCGTTGGACAGAACGTTGGAGAATTCATCACCTACGGTGATGCACAGACAAAGGAATATGTTGATAACAGACCAACTCCTCCATACTGGAACTATGAAACATGGCTTCAGTTTGGTATGATGGTTTGGAATGCAAAGGGTATCGTTAAAATCGGCGGTATCACAAGCACTGCACCATAAGCCCGTAGTCATCTCAATGTGAGTGTTAATTAGGTGGGTCGAAAGGCCCACCTAGTTTTCTTGCTTTTCAGAGGAAAAGCGTGTTCCAGCCCACTCAGGCTTGGGGACTCTATAGGAGTCGAAATAATAGAGAGGTATAGAAATGGCAGTAGAAAGAGAACCAGTTATTTATTTTAAGAAGACAGTACCCTACATTGTAGGAGTACGTTTCTTTCCCGGCGACAACGACGGTAAAGCATTAACTCAGTCTGATCCTTATGTATGGATTAATGAGGGCGATCTTAGAGATTTTAAGAGAGCCAATCGTATTGCTATAGCCGAAGGATTGATTGCCAGAACAACGGAACCTATTGAGGATGAAGATAATCCTAATGCTCTTAGTGAGGAAACTGTTGAAGCAGCAGTTAAGAATACAAAGGCACTAAAGGACATTCTTGATAAGGTAACAGCCGAGGCTCCCGTAGTACAACTTCTAGAAGAGGCGCGGCTACAGAGACGACCTAAGGCGACGATCACACTACTTGAAAAAAAGCTTAGGGAACTCTCAGGAGAACTCCCCGAGGATATGGAGGGGGCAATTTAATTGAATTTGCTAGATTTAGTTCCTGCATTTGAGCGACAATTACGCCAATTCCAACGTCTTGATGACACGGATTCAACACTTGCAGCCTATCTAGCAGATGCAGTAGAGGCGCTAAATAATCGTTGGACTCGCACATATGAGATAAGTTATATCGCTCCTAACTCCTATTCTGTTGATCCTGATATTACAGCTAAGGATAAAAGACCGATTATTTTAGCCGCCTCTATTATTTATAAAGGCGCAAACACAAATTTAGCAGCAATTAGAGATGGAGATTTCGCGTATGATCCTCAACAGGGTAGACAAAATCCTATCCAAACTGATATACTTGAACTAGATAAATTGCTGCCATTCTCTGCTGCGCTAGCATCAGCAACAACTGCTCCGCTACGTGGATATAGTAACGTATGGAATCCAGAGGGATACTTATTTAATTATCGAATAGTAATATAAAGGAAAAGGTATGGACGAACGTGTACACCAAGATGATTTCCGGGTGTTCAATACACCCATCACTTACACAAAGGGAAAGG